AGCAGCACTTGACACAACTGCCCAGTTGCCAGCGCCACGACGTGTGCGTTGAGCAATCAAGTTGGCAACACGATTGATAAGAACTGCCAATGCGGCATGTTCGTCACCAACGAATGTAGCTGTACCTGAAACTGTAGCTTGGTTGTATGTGTACTCTGTAGCAGCCAACGAAGATAAACTCAAGAGGATCTCTTGGTCAATCTCAGCTGTGATCTCTTGTGCCAAAGCGGCCATGATTTCAGCTTCTACGTCAATACCATGCATGGCTTGTGCGTCTTGAGCACTTTCAAATGTCCAACGTGCTTGTAACTTGCGTGTCTTAGCTTCAACAGCTTGTTTCAAGATCTGGATACTGATTTGCTTACCGCCAGTGCCTTCCATGGTTGCTGTATTGTTACCGGTATAACCAGTAGCAGTAGTAGTAGCCTGAGGAACTGTGGAGTATGCTGTAGCGATGGTAAATGGGCTTAAGGCTTCTTGACCGGCTGTAACACTAGTAGCAGCTTGGCTATTGTCAGTCAAACTCTGTGCATAACGTACACGCAATGTGTGGATCTGACTTACAGGTCCTGTCATTGGTTGTACACCAACCAACTCGTTAGCAATAACGGTTGGCATTACACGTCGAATAACTGGCAGAATCACACGGTTTAATGTAGCGATATTGCCCGATGCTGTGGAACCCGAACTTGCATTCTCTTTCAAATACTTGCGGGTGTTTTCGAGGATAACATTCATGGAGTTGCGCTTAGAACCTTGTAGGCCTTCAAGCAACGCATCTTTAGTTTCGCCCCAACGGCTTTCTAATAAATCTTGTGACATTTAAGTCTCCTTATTTTCTTTTTACAGCCCTGCCAAACGCTTTAAGTCAATGACGTTGCTTTCGCCTTCGTCATCTTGCTCTTGGCGGACAGATTTATCGCCAGTTGCTGTGGACAATGTTTCAATAATTACCTTGGGAGCTTTTACTGAACGATTTTCCAAAACTGCTGGTAGATACTTTTCGAATGCATTCTTTAACCTAGGGGTTTGAACACTTTCGAGTAAATTGCGCATTATTTCTGCTTTCTCTTCGTTTAGAGGAGACAACAGTTCGTCCATGGTCTTTTCACGTACATTGGATTCTTTGGTAATGCGTAATTCACGTTCTTTAGATTCGACAAGCACTGTGGCTTTCTTGGCGAATTTGATGGCTTCGGCTAGTTTAGCATTTTTTTGATCAATGATATTATGCAATTCACGGACTTCAGCTTTCTCATTCAAATGAGTAGCTCCGAATTCTGCAGAGTATGCTTCAAATATGCGACGACCAAAATTGTTCTCGCGAGCAACTTGGATGTCTTCTTTCAACTGGCCTAATTCAGCCTTGAGATGCTTGGATACAGCCTGTGTCATTTTTTCAGCAGATTCTTTTACAAAACGACCTTTTAATGCTTCCAACTGAGTGCGTGCATTGGAAACCAGGCGAACCTTGGTTTCAACTACATCGCGCTTGTCTTCGGCAAATTCTTGAATTTCACGGGCTAATGCATGAACGATAAAACCTTCTAACTTCTTAAGGCCATCATTATGCGATCTACGGTCTTTGCGCAACTCGCCAATTTCTTCGGCCAATTTAGAAACCATAAAGTTATTAAACTTTGTAGCGGATTCTTTCATTGTGCGTTGGAACTTGACACGGTCTTCTGCAAGTGCTTGCTTTTCAGCTTGTACTTGCTCAACTTCTGCAACAAGACTTTCTGTTACCATGCGATCTAGGGCTTCCACCATCACTGATTTGTCATGCTCATAGCGTTGTGCAAACTCTTCGCGGAGTTCTGCACGGGCTTGTTCTTTGGCTTCAATTAACTTGGCTTCCCAAGCTTCATTGATTTCTGATCTAGCTTCTTCAGTAACAAGTTCGCTATCTAGTAACGGTTTTAGTGCGTCTAGCATTTTATTTTCCTTCTATTTTGAGATCTTTGATTAACCGTAATACTTCGTTTTTCAAATATCTCTGTACTTTATTGTCCTGACCGGCTTCTTTTGCCATCTCAAACATTCTATGACCGTGCTTCATGTTAATGAGGCCTTCATAAATTGCTGTGGGATAAGCATTTGGAGCACTTGGTTGGGCAACTACATCCACAGTGACTATTTCAAAGTCACTGACATGTCCATTAGCATCGTTGACATTACCGCTGCCACGACTACTAACACCTAGTTTAACACCGTTGTCCAACATTGTTTTTACTAATGTTCCCATCGGTGTAGGTAATATCTTGAGTTTGCCATATCCGCAAGGACCATCCATCCACATGTTTTCAATCATGTGACTTACACGATCTAGATTAATTTTCAAATCATCTGGGTGATCTACTTCACCTAGTACAGAGTGACCAGTTTTAATCTGTTCGTTGACAGTATCTACAGCTCGGGCTATTTCATTCACAGGATATACACGCTCATTGGCGTTGCGAACGCCTCCCTCAATACAAATACCTTTCATATAAAGAGACTTACCAGATCCATCGGCGGCTTCCTCAGTTAAGAGTTCTACTCTTGCCTGAGAGAAGCTTAGATGTTCTTTAAGATAAGTGTTGCGAGCCATATCTCTGGATTAACCTTTTGGAAAAGGTGTTGTTGTGTTAACTCCAGCGGCTTGAGCCGTTACAGGCTTGGGTGCTGGGGCTTGTTTACTACCGTCTTTGGCTGGAACATTTTTAAATGAACCTGCTCCTGGCAAATCGCCACTTTTTGGAGCTGAACGGCCTTGAGCTGTATCGCCAGTCATTTTAACTGGGCTAGCAGCCATACCAGCAGCGCCAGCATTGGCAGCTACAGGGCTTTTAGTATTGGCACCGTTGTCGCCCATTTTAGGAGTAACTTTGGCCAAACTAATGTTTTCGCTCATTGGTACGTCTTGAAATTCACTTGTGTCGTCTTGTGCGTATGCGTCGCCGCCTACTTCGCTGTCAACTGGCTCGTCACCACCAAAATCATCGCCGTGTTCTTCAGCTTCGTCGCCCATTAATGCTTCAAATTCAGCCATTAATTCGTCGAGTTTGTCTTCGAGATCAACCACGCGATCTTCGATGTCACCTTCGCCATCGGCTTCGATATCGTGTGTAAGATCTTTGCCGTCTGTTTCAGCTTCATCATCAAATTCGGCGTCAGATTCTTCATCTTCATCCATGCCTTCTTCGTCGGCTTCAACTTCGCCGATTAAATCTTGGCTGGCACTACCGGAAGTTTGGTCCATACCTTCTTCGATAGACTCTTCTACTTCTTCTTCGGCTTCTTCGATAGACTCTTCTTCTTCGGCAGCGTCTTCTTCAACTTCTTCTTCGTTCATCAAATTTTCATAGATTTCACGGGATTTTTCAACCACGATGTCGTGGAATAGCTCTTTAGCTTTTTGTTCTTCATCGTTAATCACATATTCGATTAACTGTTCAAATTTCGATGTCATGTATTTCTCCTTTAAATGGCTCGTTAGATATTTACTACTATTGAATAATAACGGTGTTTTATCAGGAGAAAACTGGGTGTTTTATGTTGGTTTTATTACATTGGCGCCGCAGGAGGCGGAGCATATTGAATTTTAAGTAGTTTTAGTTTTTCTTTGTATTCTACTTGACGCACATCATTTAATTGCCGTAGTTTTTTAAGCTGGCGCAACGTAAGACGTGTTGTACGTAGCTTGTTCATCTTTGGTTGTGTGTTATCTTGGCTTACGTCCTGATAACCAACCGGGTCGCGCTGGTATATTTCACTTAGAATCATAGTGTATTTAGTTGGTATTGCTGTTAAACTCCAGCAGGTCCTGTGGCCGGAGCCACTGGTGTTTGTGTAGGCATTGCACCAGCTGCTGGTCCAGCACCGGCGTCTACTTCGGCACCACCAAGTTCGCTGTCGGCCATTTCGTCGCCCATGGCAATATCACCCTCAATACCGCCGGGAGTTATGCCTACTGCACGTAAGTCAGAGCCGGCAGCAACAAGATCAGGATTTTCGCGTTCTTCTCGCCATAGCTCTTCGTTTTCCATGATTTCTTCTTTGGTTAAGCCCAAATAACGCTGTAATAAGAACCGTTTGCTTAGATAAGGCAAGGGCTCGATAGCAGTAAATGATGCAATTCGAGCCGTATCTAGCTCTGATTGGCGATAGCTGGCAAAGTTTTGTGGCTCGCTAAGGCGGATATTGAACACGCTGCTGTCAATATTAAAGCCTCTCCAGGTCATAAACATCTTAAATTCGTCGTTTAGCTTCTGCATAACTAGCTTTTGCAGTCGTTCGCAGTACTTGTTAAATCGGAATTCTTGTATTAATGCTGTGCCAACACGCCCGTCATTCATTGGTGCTGACGAGTCGTCTGGTCCTGTTGGCAAATAGCTACTTGGCACACGCAGGCCGCGGGCCATTTTGTTATTAAAGTATTTTAAATCGTCAATTTCGCCTAGGTTTTGTCCGCCTGGCAGTACTTCTACTGATGATCCGCGCCCTTCGCTGGTTTGTGGAAAGAAATAATCTTCATTTATACTCAATGGATTATAGCTAGCATCCATCATGTTAGCGCCACCGCCATTAGTAGTAGGAATGCGCCGTTGATGCATTTCATTTTTAACCCGCTCAACAAACTGCATGGCCATATGACTTGGCATATTACCCACGTCAATTTTAAATAAGCGTCGCTCCGGGGCACGTTGTACACGATATATTAATACAGCATCTTCTAACAGCTCTTTTTGTTTATAAACTTTATAAATGTTTTCTAAGATGCTTTGCCCAAACGGCCAAAAATAATCTAGACCTTCATTTAAACTCAAATGTACCACGTGTTTAGCATCAATACAACTTTCGTTCATGGCCTGTGTAAAGCGCGAATTACCTACTCCGCCGCCAGCTCCGCCGCCAGCTCCGCCATTTGGTGCATTATAATTGTTTCCTGTAGTTACTGATCCAGTGCTACGGCTCACATAATAATCAGATGTTGTCTTTGCAGCCATGGACATGTTTTGAAAATTAGGGTTGATATCGCGAATAATATATTGTTCTGGACGTTTGCCTTCAGATTCGTTGACAATAATACGTGCCACTTTTATCATATCAACCCAGTACATCTCAAATGTTTCTGGATCGCGGACAAATACTTGATCTCCATACTTGATAGTATTACGGAATAATTTAAAAATTCGTTGATCAAATTTATTAAGTTTAACCCATTGTTGCAATTGTTTTTTAATAATTTCTATTTCGTGATCTGTTGGCTTTGACGCAAAATCAATATCAAACGGCGTGTTATTATCTAAGTTTGCCTGGGTAGAAAACTCAGCAATAATATCTAGACAGGCATTAACTTCAGAATCGCAATCCATATTTTCATATTGATTATAGCGTTCTAACCGGTTTGGGTGCCCAGAATATACTTCCGGAAGGCGCGATGCATAGTTGCGAAAAGCAAACTCATTCGGAGTTCCATTTTCCCAATCGGATCCAGGACGATTATATCCAGGAAGACCTAAATTGTTTTTACCAGAAATTGGACTTAATTGTCCTAATTGATTTACGTCAGCGACCTTGAAGAATTTCCTCCAACCGCCGTTGCGTCCGTTACGTCCGTCGTTAGTTGCCATAGTTTATTATTTAGCTGTTTAGCTTTGACGTTGCAATATCTTGTTAGTAGTATCGTAGTGCGTCTGCATAGAGCGGACCAGAGTATCTAATTTGGATATTTTCATAGATATTAGTTTCATTTGTTCTGCCGAGCTTCCGCGGCCGCCGCTCATTTGTACCGGAATAGTTTTGCCATCTGGTAACGGAATTACCGCTTCCGTGCCATGCAGCATGGCTTCAAACCCGGTGTTTGGCCCGCTGAGAATACCGCCGGTTGCGGCTTGTTGCATGTTGCCTGAGATTTGTTGGGCCAATTGAGCCCGGTGCTCTGTTTCTTTACCACCGCGATCTACATAGCCAACTGATTTACCAATAGAATTAATATCGCCTAGGTTGGTACCTTTTGATTGTTTATCTTTAAAAAATGCTATAGCTAATTTTTGGGCAACCTCTGGGTCGTTAGCAAGGTCGGGATTTTTAACAAGATCAACTCCAATCATTTTTCCATATTTTGCATAATTATCTTTGCCGGTAAGCTGAATTAGGCCTCGACCACGATACATGTATCCTTCGTCGCCAGCGTTGCCCATTCTGCCGCCATAGATTCTATCACCTATTGCTTTTTCGCCTCCAGCTGCAACTGCTTGTGCATCTTCTAAATTTTTAAAATATTTAGGAAATACATCTAATAATCTTTTAGCTGAATACTTTAAACTTTCTGATTGCGGCACTCCTTTTGATTCCGCTTGGATTTGTGCTAGAACATTTGCTTGTGCCGCTTTATCATTAATACCAGCGGCATTCATTAATTTTAGTAGGTCATCTGCTCCGGCTGGCATTCCGCCTTTGCCTGTTGCTTTAGTTACTGGAACTGCTGATGGTGCTGGTTTAGTTGCTGCGGGTGCAGGTGCTGGAGCAGGTGCCGGAGCAGGTGCTGGAGCAGGTGCTGGCGTTGTTGCTGGAGCAGGTGCTGGTTTAGTTGCTGCGGGTACTGCCGCTGGAGCTCCAGCACCAGTTACTGCGGTTACTGCTCCGCCAAGGGCAGTTGCACCACCACCTATGCGGCCTTCTCTTCCTCCAATTTTACCAGCAACGTCTGTAACATTTTCTACAGCTTTGGCAAAAGTGCTTAAAGTAGCCACAGTTGGTTTAATTGCAACATTGGTTAATTTATCTAATGACTGAGTAGCATTGCGTTGTGAGGTAGTATTTTTAACCATGCTGGCAGTGGCTGTGTCTACTCCGGCTTGTTGACCTCGTTGTTGTTCGTTTGCTTTTTCTCCAGCTGCTTCTATTTTGTCAAGGCTGGCTCCTTTAATTTTCATTAATCCAGGAATTGATGTAGAATATTTTTCAGCTACTCCAGATTTGGCCAAGTCGCCAAGTTTGCCAAGCGTACTGTCTGCATCTCTACCAGCCATGGCCATTAATTTTTTAGAGTCCATCTCTCCACTTTGCAATGCTTTAGCCATTTCTGGAAACGATCTAAGGAATCTCTGAGCTTCGTCAGAATTTAAACCTCCAGACAAAAATTTAGCCATGTCGGCTGCTGTAGCTGGATCTTTTGCAGTCATTATCTTTACCAAATCTGCATTACGGTTAAATTCTGCTTCTGCGGCTTTGTCTCCAGCTTCGGCAGCTTTTTTCAACTCATATTGTTTTATTCCAAATTGTTGTTGAGCTATTTGCTGTTCGTATGCTGCATTTTGTTGTTTGGCATTTAATCCAGTTATTTTTGCAAGTTTGTCTTGTTGCTCAATAAATTCTGCGGCACTTGCTGCCAACTCAGCATGCGTTTGTTTTTGAGTTGAGCCTGATAATTGTTGCATTTTTATATAGGTAGCTACTCCGGCGTTGACATCATCAACGGTCATGCCCATCTGTTTAAATTGGTCGCCAATTTCACTATTTTGTATATCTTTTGCTGCTTCTGCAAACTTTGCAGTTCCTGCTGCCGCTGTTCCACCTAAGTTGGCCAGTTGTTCAGAGTTTTCTTTTAACAAGGCACTCATCATGCCAAGTTCTTTAATAGTGTAGCCCATGTCCTGGAGATTTTTAAATGTATCGTCCATTCCAGTTGCTAGGCCACTGCGACTCATTTCTTTATACGAATCAAATAGTGCATCAGCTTGTTTAGCCGCGGCTCCGGCCAATTTGCCAAGACCTTTTGCTATTTTTCCAAACACTATACCAAGTGCGCCATATTTTTGCGCATAACTATCAATTGCGTTTGCTGTAGAATTTATTGTGTTAGTATATACACTAGCGCCTTCTTTGCCTTCGAGCATCGACGAGCCAAGACCAACAATGCTTTTTTTAAGTTGATCGGTACTGGCTTTTAATTCTGCGCTATAACCTTTGAGACTGGCTCTAGCGTCAGTAACTGCAGCATTTTTTTGCTGTATAGAGATTCTGTTTTTATCATATGCCGCAGATTGTTCGGCTAATAGTTTTGCAGATTCGTCTGCATCCATTCTAGTTGCCATGATTATATTCTCTCATTAACTTTGTTTTTGTAATATTCTATTTGATACGTCATTTTGTTTGGCCATAATTCTTACCAACGCATCTAGCTTATCTAATTCTTGTGATAATAAACTAATTTGTTCTTGGTCGCCACCGTTATCGCCACCGCTCATTTGTACCGGTACTGTTTTACCATCTGGCAACGGTACCACTGCTTCTGTGCCATGTAGCATGGCTTCAAATCCGCTATTTGGTCCGCTAAGAATACCACCAGTTGCTGCTTGTTGAATATGCACAGGATCTCTTGGTACTGGTCGACTTAATCCATATTTTGCCAACAGGCCCATTTTATCAAGGTCGTTGGCTATTGTTTCACTTACATCAACGGCTCCACCTTTTTCGTGTAAACTATTGCCTGGCTTGGCGGCCGGAAATGGTGATTTACCAGATTTGTAGTTATCGTACATGCGTTGTTGGTCGGCAGGAGATCTATATGCCGATGTTACTACTACATTTTTTCCGGTCATTGCATTATAATCTGCGGCTGCTTTTCTTATTGCCCCAGCTAATCCGTCATTGACTCCGCTTAAATCTTTGCCACTTAACCCTTTGCCTGCTGGTGCAACTGTAGGAGCAGTTGGAGTTGGCGCTGCTGTCGGAGCCGCTGTTGGTGCTACTCCGCCTCCGGCAACCGGTGCAATAGCCGACGGAACAGCCCCACCGGTCCACGTTCCGCCACCGCCGATGCGTCCTTCGCGCCCACCTATTCGACCAAGTGCGCTAGTTGCTCCTTCAATTCCTTTAGAAAATGCTGCCATTCCGGCTGTAGCTGCCGGAACTGCTTTGTTTGTCCACATATCTGTGGTTTGAGTTTGATTGCGTTGCGAGTTGGTTAGATCAACCATGCTGTCAACTGCACCATCTTTACCTGTTTTTTGGTCGGCTTGTTCTTTTTTTGCTTGTATTTCGCGATCAGCCATTTGGTCCGTGGCCGAGCCAACTAATTTAACAGTCTCTCCAACAGAGAGTCCAATAGAGTCAGCTACTCCTGCTTTGGCCGCTCCACCAACTGAGGCTAGATATTCTTTACCATCGGTTCCCATTTGCGACACAATTTTGCTAGAATCTTTAACTCCGCTTCTAATCATTTCCGCGGCTTGAGGATATGTACGCTGAAATTGTTGCGCTTCTTTAGAGTTTAACGAGCCAGATAAAAATTTAGCCATTGCTGCAGCATTTTGTGGTCCAAGTTTTGCTGATTGCACCATTAACTCTCTGTTTCTTGCCGCTAGAGCCAACGATTCAGCATCACCCTTTTGTTCCAATTGATATTGAGTGATGGCAAACTGTTGGGTAGCCATGGCCTGCTGGTAAATGTCATTTTGTTGCTCGGCGGTCTTGCCTGTTAATTTTGTTAGTTTATCCTGTTGTTCAATATAGGCCGCCGCTCCTACTGCTAAATCTGTACTATTTTTTATTGATGTAGATCCACTGGTTTGTTGCATTTTTAAATAGCCAGCCATGCCTTTGTTAATATCATCAACAGTCATGCCCATTCGTTTGAATTGGTTTCCTACTTCACTTTGTTGTATTTGTTTGCCAGCTTTAGCAAATGTTTCTGCACCCTGGGCAGCTGTTCCACCTAGATTGGCTAACTGGGCGGAGTTTTCCTTCATTATGGCGCCCATATTGGCTATCTCTTTCATGGTGTAGCCCATGTCTTGGAGATTTTTGAAGGTATCATTCATGCCAGTGGATAGGCCACTGCGACTTAAATCTTGGTAATTTTTAAATAATTCGTCTGCTTGAACGTTGGCAGCTATTATCCATTTGGTGCCTACGTCAATAACTGCACCAATTGCTTTACCCCATGGACCAAATTTGCCAGCAAATGTGCTAACTGTCTTAGAGGTTGATGCTAGGGTATTATTATATACAGAGGCCCCAGAATCGCCTTTGATCATAGACGAGCCTAATTCTGTAAAGCTCTTTTTCAGCTGTTGTGTGGCTGCCCGCATTTCTGCGCTGTAACCTTTTTGGTTAACCGCGGCATCATTTACGGCATCATTGTATTCCTCTGCGCTTCTAACACCTTTTCTGCGTAGTTCTGTTTCTTCCGCTAGGTACTGGTCAGATTCTTCCTGGGTCATTTGTGTAGGCATAACTATACTTATCTGAGGAAAAACCTATGAATTCAAACAACCCGTTAAGTCAGTATTTTAGACAGCCAGCCATTTATATTAGATTGCCGAGTCAAGGAAAATACTACCCGCAAGGCGCTATTGACATGCCGCAAAATGGCGAAATACCTGTTTTGCCCATGACTGCTATTGATGAAATTACGTACCGTACGCCTGATGCCTTGTTTAACGGGCAAGCAGTGGTCAATGTGATTCAAAGTTGTGTTCCTGCTATCAAAGATGCCTGGGCAATTCCGGCCATGGATGTAGATACTATTTTAGTGGCCATGCGTATTGCTAGTTACGGGCATAGTATGGATTTTGGGTCTACTTGTCCCAAATGCGATCATTCAAACGACTACGGGCTTGACCTAAGAACGGTACTAGAAGCTATGAAAGCTCCAGATTATAGTCAGGCAATTGCCAACGGTGATATACAAATTTACTTCAAGCCAATGACTTACAAAAATCTGTCAGACAACAATAAAATACAATTTGACGAACAACGAGTCTTTCAAACTTTACCAACTGACGGCACCGTCGATTCTACTAAAATTTCGGCCATGAGCGACGCCTTAAAACGAATGACAGAAATGACTGTAGTAGCATTGGCGCAGAGTATTGTTACAATTAAAACTCCATCAGCTATGGTTACCGAGCCAGAATTTATTACCGAGTTTATGTTAAATTGTGATCGAGCGTTATTTACCCGTATCCAAGATTATATTATTGAGCACAAGGCTACTGCCGAGATGCAACCAGTAACAATTAAATGCACCGAATGTCAAAATGAATACAAACAAAATATTACATTGGACATGACAAATTTTTTCGAGCGCGCCTCCTAGTCTTAACGTCCGATGAGGTTGGCAAATTAGTCGACGACATGGACAAGGAAATTATTGATATTCGGCAGGAGGCGTTACGAATGAGTTGGTACATGCGAGGTGGCATATCGTATGAGCAGGCACTACAACTTAGTGTTGGTGAGCGTAAAATTGTTACTAAAATTATTAACGACAACATGGAAACAACCAAAAAGTCAGGCCTCCCTTTCTTTTAATATGTTAAACTTAGATACCGTAAAAAAAGATATAGAAGAATGGATTGTAAACTTTGTTGAAGTTTCTAATCCAGCATTAGGTGGGTGGCCACCGTGTCCGTATGCTCGCAAAGCTAGATTAGATCAAGATTTTGAAGTTAGGATTGGGCGCAATCCTTTTGAAGATTTAATCAGCCTTAGCTATAACACACTACCAAAAAGTGTTGTAATCATTGCTTATGATCCTGCTTATCATCCATACGAACAATTTCATAAGGAACTAGAGTACGCAAATGAACATTATTTGCAACCCAAGGATATTATTGTTTTAGAAGATCACCCTGACGATCCAGAAATTGTTAACGGGGTATCAATGAATCAAGGAACTTACGCATTGGCTTTGGTGCAAAATCTTAGCGATTTAAATGAAAAAGCCCAACTTGTTGCTAAGAAGGGCTTTTATGACGCCTGGCCAGAACAATACCTAAAACAATTATTTAAACATCGTATAGATCCGAGATCTTAGTCAACTTTGAATCTTGTTTACATAACCTATTGTATTCTTCAATATCAGTAGACCAGATATCACCAGTCCACCATTCAAATCCTTGTATATTTGCCTTGTACAAACTTGACCGTTCGTAACCAGGACCAAGATATACATATTCATAGCCTGCTTGCTTTGCCCAGGCAATCTCGTGTTCGAGACTCCTTGATCCTAACTTAGTAGCTGGTAAACTATAATCCCAAACAAATAAAGCTGTTTCAATTGCTTGCGGTGTGTAGTGGCGTAGTTTAGCCCATGCCACCATAGCATCGTTTTGATAATATCCCATGAACTTATCTAATTGTAATTGTTGATTTACTTCAAAATATTTTTTAAACTTTTTATAATAACAATACGCTGTGTAAATATGATCCATTTCAACATATGGCAACGGATTTGCTAACAATTTTGCATCTGGTAGTAGATCGTAAAAAGTATTAGCAGTGCGGACTCGAGTAGACCGACTTTGATACCATTTAGGTACGCCGTTAATCACTTGAATTAAAAATCCAATTTCTAAAGCGGTGTTATATTCTTCAGGCATAACTTCAACTGCCTCTACTCCGCAGTGAAAAAACTCACCTTGCTCCTGGTGGCCAAAATTATGTCGGAACTTGATTTGCATTTAAATAGTTACCTACAGTACACCTCACCAGGAGAATTTATAGTGGCAGACATTTATACAATATGGGCAAATAAAGAAGGCGAATTAACAGATTTAGAATTTGCAACAAACATGCGTGGATTTTTACAGCAGCTTGTTGACGAAGGAAAAATGGAATCGTTTAGAATCACTCGTTGTAAAATGGGATTTCGTAGCGTTGCAGACATGCCAGAATGGTTTATCATGATGGAGTTTAAAAATATGGCACAAATTGACGAGGCATTCCACAGGGTAGCACCCTTAGAAGGTGAACTTGAAGACAAACATCGTAGTTTTAATCAATTTGTTAGTGGTGATATTCAACATGCTTTATGGAGAGATTGGCCAGATAGTCAATTGTAATACTAAAAGATTAGCTACGCTAATCTAAGACTTCGCTAAAGCTCAGTCTTAATTTTTTATTATCTGTTTTTAAATATCTCATCCAGATTAATTGGTCACAATTCACCGTGCATACGGTGAATTGACTATACCTCATCCGAGTTACATCAGTCATTTAT